GTGCTGGAAAAAGCCAATCCAAATATTGGCGTGTCGGTTTATCGCGAATTTTTGTTAAGTCAGCAGCAGCGTGCGAAAAATAACGCCCGTCTGGCAAACGTCTTTAAAACAAAACACCTCAATATCTGGGTGTCGGCGCGTTCGGCGTATTTCAACCTGGTGAGCTGGCAGAGCTGCGAGGATAAATCACTGACCCTTGAGCAGTTCGAGGGGCAGCCGTGCATTCTGGCCTTTGACCTGGCGCGTAAGCTGGATATGAACAGCATGGCGCGACTTTATACCCGCGAGATTGACGGTAAAACGCATTACTACAGTGTGGCCCCGCGCTTCTGGGTACCGTATGACACGGTGTACAGCGTCGAGAAAAATGAAGATAGACGGACAGCCGAACGCTTTCAGAAATGGGTGGAAATGGGCGTCCTGACCGTTACCGATGGTGCAGAGGTGGATTATCGCTACATCCTCGAGGAGGCCAAAGCGGCGAACAAAATCAGCCCGGTCAGTGAGTCACCCATCGACCCCTTCGGGGCGACCGGGCTGTCACATGACCTTGCTGATGAAGATCTGAATCCCGTCACTATCGTCCAGAACTTCGCCAATATGTCCGATCCGATGAAAGAGCTGGAAGCAGCGATTGAATCGGGACGCTTTCATCATGACGGCAATCCCATCATGACCTGGTGTATCGGCAATGTGGTCGGCAAAAACATGCCAGGTAACGATGATGTGGTGAAGCCCGTCAAAGAGCAGGCGGAAAACAAAATCGATGGTGCAGTTGCGCTGATTATGGCGGTTGGCAGAGCCATGCTGTACGAGAAAGAAGACACGCTGTCTGACCACATTGAGTCCTATGGGATCCGCTCGCTTTAACTGAGGTAATTATGATCATGCTGATTCTCGCGCCTCTGGTGGGCGTGCTGGGGGCGCTTTTGCTGGCGTATGGTGCCTGGCTGATTTATCCCCCGGCGGGGTTTGTTGTTGCCGGGGCGTTGTGCCTGTTCTGGTCGTGGCTGGTGGCGCGATATCTCGACCGTACACAGTCGTCTGTCGGCGGAGGTAAATAGTGTTCTTTTCGGGATTATTTCAACGAAAAAGTGACGCACCGGTGACCACGCCAGCAGAGCTGGCGGATGCTATCGGGTTGTCCTACGACACCTATACCGGAAAGCAGATCAGCAGCCAGCGGGCCATGCGACTGACGGCGGTTTTTTCCTGTGTCAGGGTGCTGGCGGAGTCGGTCGGGATGTTGCCCTGCAATCTGTATCACCTGAACGGCAGCCTTAAACAGAGAGCCACCGGCGAACGTCTGCATAAGCTGATCTCCACGCATCCCAATGGCTATATGACGCCGCAGGAGTTCTGGGAGCTGGTGGTCACCTGTCTGTGCCTGCGGGGAAACTTTTACGCCTACAAAGTGAAAGCATTTGGCGAAGTGGCTGAACTGCTGCCCGTCGATCCCGGTTGTGTGGTACCGAAGCTTAACAGTAGCTGGGAGCCGGTCTATCAGGTCACATTCCCGGACGGCTCCACGGATGTACTAAGCCAGGAAGATATCTGGCATGTGCGCACGCTGACGCTGGACGGTCTGGTGGGACTGAATCCCATCGCCTATGCCCGCGAGGCAATATCGCTGGCAGCGGCGACCGAAGAGCACGGGGCCAGACTGTTCAGCAATGGCGCGGTGACGTCGGGTGTGTTGCGTACAGAGCAGACGCTGTCAGATCAGGCTTATGAGCGCCTGAAGAAAGATTTTGAGGAGCGTCACACCGGGCTTGGCAATGCTCACCGCCCGATGATCCTTGAGATGGGGCTGGACTGGAAGTCGATGGCGCTGAACGCCGAGGACAGCCAGTTCCTGGAAACCCGCAAGTTTCAGCTTGAAGAAATCTGTCGTCTGTTCCGGGTGCCGTTGCACATGGTGCAGAACACCGATCGCGCCACCTTCAACAATATCGAAGAGCTGGGGCTGGGATTTATCAACTATTCACTGGTGCCGTATCTGACCCGCATCGAACAGCGGATCAACACCGGACTGGTACGAAAAAGTAAGCAGGGCGTTTATTACGCCAAATTTAACGCCGGGGCGTTACTGCGCGGGGATATGAAGTCCCGTTTTGAAGCCTACGCCACCGGGATCAACTGGGGAATTTACTCTCCCAATGACTGCCGCGACCTGGAAGATATGAATCCGCGTCCCGGTGGTGATGTCTATCTCACACCGATGAACATGACCACGAAACCCTCCGATGGCAGTAAAGCCGGTAAGCAGAAGGATAACGCCAATGCAGACGAAACAACGTCTTGATGTACCGCTGAGTCTGAAATCTGTCAGTGACTCCGGTGAGTTTGAAGGGTATGGCTCCGTCTTTGGTGTAAAGGACAGCCACGATGATGTGGTGATGTCCGGGGCATTTGCTGCTTCCCTGCGGGCGTGGAGTGACAGAAAAGCGTTACCTGCGCTGCTCTGGCAGCACCGCATGGATGAACCCATCGGTGTTTACACCGAAATGAAGGAAGACGATGTCGGGCTTTACGTCAGGGGACGGTTGCTTATTGATGATGATCCCCTCGCAAAACGCGCACATGCACACATGAAGGCCGGTTCGTTAACCGGCCTTTCTATTGGGTACGTCCTGAAAGACTGGGAATACGACCGGAGCAAAGAAGCCTTTCTGCTGAAAGAAATCGACCTCTGGGAAGTCAGCCTGGTGACGTTCCCGTCTAACGACGAGGCGCGGATCAGCGACGTCAAGAACGCACTGGCCCGCGGGGAAATCCCCGAACAGAAAAAAATCGAAAGAGTCCTGCGTGATGTCGGACTCTCCCGTACCCAGGCCAAAGCATTCATGGCCGGGGGCTATGGCGCACTGTCCCTGCGCGACGCTGAGGATGTGGGCTCTGCACTGAATGCACTGAAAAATCTGAACTTCTAATCAGGAGAAATACGATGGCGGTTGATATTAAAGATGTCGAACAGGTCGCGCAGGAGCTGCAGCAGAAGTTTGACGACTTCAAAGCAAAGAACGACAAGCGCGTGGATGCGATTGAGCAGGAAAAAGGCAAGCTTGCCGGGCAGGTGGAAACCCTGAACGGGAAACTCAGCGAGCTGGAAAATCTCAAAAGCGACCTTGAAAAAGAGCTGCTTGAGCTGAAACGTCCGGCAGGTGGAGCGCAAAATAAACTGGCCACCGAGCATAAAGAGGCGTTTGTGGGCTTTCTGCGTAAAGGCCGTGAAGACGGTCTGCGCGATCTGGAGCGTAAGGCATTGCAGGTGGGTACCGATGAAGACGGTGGCTACGCCGTGCCGGAAGAACTGGATCGCAACATTCTTAACCTGCTGAAAGATGAAGTGGTGATGCGTCAGGAAGCCACGGTGATCACCGTTGGCGGTTCCGACTACAAAAAACTGGTGAATCTGGGCGGTACGGCTTCCGGATGGGTGGGGGAAACGGATACGCGATCCCAGACTGCCACCTCCAGACTGGAGCTGATTGAACCTCTCATGGGGGAAATCTACGGCAACCCGCAGGCTACCCAGAAAATGCTGGACGATGCCTTCTTCAACGTGGAGGCCTGGATCAACAGCGAGCTGGCAACCGAATTTGCCGAACAGGAAGAAATTGCCTTTACCTCAGGCGATGGCACCAAGAAGCCGAAAGGGTTCCTGGCGTATGAATCCACTGATGAAACCGACAAGGTCCGGGCGTTCGGCAAACTTCAGCATATTGTATCCGGCGAAGCGACCGCGGTGACCGCAGACGCCATTATCAAACTGATTTACACGCTGCGTAAGGCACACCGCACTGGCGCGAAGTTCATGATGAACAACAACAGCCTGTTTGCCATCCGTCTGCTGAAAGACACCGAGGGTAACTATCTGTGGCGTCCGGGGCTGGAACTGGGGCAGCCGTCCTCTCTGGCGGGTTACGGTATCGCTGAAAACGAACAGATGCCGGATATCGCCGCTGATGCGAAAGCTATTGCATTTGGTAACTTCAAGCGGGGTTACACCATCGTTGACCGTATCGGTACCCGCATTCTGCGTGATCCGTACACCAATAAACCATTTGTCGGTTTTTATACCACCAAGCGCACCGGCGGCATGCTGGTCGATTCGCAGGCCATCAAACTGCTGAAGATTGCAGCGGCGTAATCATTCATGGGCGCGGAACCGCGCCCCCTGTTCTGACGGGTGAAGAATCATGATCCTGAAACAAGATCTGAAATGGTCACCGGACGGTATGCGTGTTGAGGTCATTCGGGCCGGTGAGTATGACGACGGGGCGCTTCCTGCCCGTGTGCAGGAGATTGCACTTCAGGCCGGGTTAGCAGAGCGCGGAATCAGTGCAAAAAGTAGTAAAGCGGCAAAAGAGAAAAAAGCCACGACCAGTAAAGAGGGCTGAGCATGCTTCTGACAATGGAAGAGATTAAAGCCCAACTCCGGCTGGATGAGGATTTCGATACTGATGACCGCCATCTGCAACTGCTGGCCTGTGCGGCGCAAAAGCGGACGGAAACGTATCTGAACCGGAAGCTCTATGCACCGGATGAAACCATTCCGGACAGCGATCCGGACGGGCTGCACCTGCCGGATGATATTCGTCTGGGGATGCTGATGCTTATCAGCCATTTTTACGAAAACCGCTCGTCGGTTACGGAAGTGGAGAAACTCGACATGCCGCAGAGTTTTGGCTGGCTTGTCGGCCCGTACAGGTACTTTCCGCAATGAAAATTCGTCAGGCGCAGACCAGCGCAACCTACATTCTGCCGGACCCCGGTGAACTGAATAAACGCGTCCTGATCCGCCAGCGGGTGGATATGCCCGCGGATAACTTTGGCGTGGAGCCTCAATACCCGGTTACGTTCCGGACATGGGCGAAGGTTATCCAGACCAGTGCCACCACCTGGCAGGAAACCGCGCAGACCGGGGACGCCATCACCCATTACATCACCATTCGTTACCGCCGGGGGATCACCGCTGATTATGAGGTGGTCTGTGATGACAGTGTGTACCGGGTGAAACGTCAGCGTGATCTGAACGGGGCGCGGCGCTTTCTGCTGCTGGAGTGTACGGAGCTGGGCGAATGTAGGCAGAGTCACGGAGGCAGCAATGGCGACTCCCTTTTTTCACGTTGATGTTCAGCAGCCCGCCGAGATGCGCTTTAACCGCGCCCGTGTCCGGCGGGCGTTTGTCACGATTGGGCAGCGTCATATGCGTGATGCCCGTCGGCTGGTGATGCGCCGTGCGCGGTCGGCACCGGGTGAAAACCCCGGTTATCAGACCGGACGCCTGGCTCGTTCGATTGGTTATATGGTGCCGAGAGCCAGTAAAAAGCGAGCCGGTTTTATGACACGCATTGCCCCTAACCAGCGCAACGGAAAGGGGAACCGGATGATCTCTGGTGACTTCTATCCGGCGTTTCTGTTTTTTGGTGTCCGGGGAGGAGCAAAACGTCGTCGTAGTCATCATCGTGGTGCATCCGGTGGCAGCGGCTGGCGACTGGCTCCACGTAATAACTTCATGGTGGAAACGCTTGAAAAGAACCGCAGCTGGACACGCTATTTTCTGGCGCGGGAATTGCGTAAATCACTGAAGCCGGAGCGACGACACAGATGAAACTGACGCCTGTTATTGCTGCGCTGCGTGCCCGCTGTCCGTATTTTGAAAACCGGGTGGCAGGCGCGGCCCAGTTCAAAAATCTGCCGGAGGTCGGAAAGCTGAAGCTCCCGGCGGCATATGTGGTACCGGGTGATGACTCTCCGGGAGAAAACAAAAGCCAGACCGACTACTGGCAGGAGCTGAAAGAGGGCTTCTCCGTGGTTGTCATACTGAGTAACGGGCGTGATGAGCGCGGTCAGTTTGCTTCGTATGATGTGGTGGACGATGTCCGGCAGATGCTCTTTAAGGCCCTGCTGGGCTGGAACCCGGAAGCGTGCGGTAACCCGATTACCTATGACGGCGGCACGCTGCTGGATCTGAATCGTCATGAGCTGATTTATCAGTTCGATTTTTCGGTCATCAGCGAGCTGACTGAAGACGATACCCGCCAGCAGGATGAGCTGAACAGTCTGGATGAACTGCGAACGCTGGCGATTGATGTTGATTATCTCGATCCCGGTAACGGGCCTGACGGCGATATCGAACATCACACCGAAATAACCCTTCCTTCCTGAGGATCATCATGTTTGTGAAACCTGTTAAAGGGCGGTCGGTTCCTGACCCTGCCCGCGGCGACCTTTTGCCCGCCGAGGGGCGAAATGTTGATGAGAACAACTACTGGCTGCGCCGTGAAGCAGCGGGTGATATCCGGCGCGTGAATAAAAAGGTGAATACCGATGACGATAAGCTTTAACACCATTCCGTCGAATACGCTGGTTCCGTTGTTTTATGCGGAAATGGATAACCAGGCGGCGAATACTGCACAGGACAGCGGAGCATCACTGCTGATTGGTCATGCCAATAACGGTGCAGAGATTGTTGCCAACAGTCTGGTGCTGATGCCGTCGGCAGACTATGCACGCCAGATTTGTGGTGCGGGAAGTCAGCTGGCGCGTATGGTCGAGGCTTATCGCCAGACTGACCCGTTTGGCGAGCTGTATGTGATTGCCGTTCCTGAATCCACAGGCGCGGCGGCAACAGTTACGCTGACGGTGACCGGGGCAGCAACCGAAACCGGCACGGTGAATGTTTATGTGGGACGTACCCGCGTGCAGGCACCGGTGACCAACGGCGATAACGTCACGACGATTGCCAGCAATATCAAGGATGCCATCAATGCCGTTCCGGCTCTGCCGTTTACGGCCTCATCTTCGGCAGGCGTGGTCACGCTGACCGCGCGTCATAAGGGGCTTTGCGGGAATGAAATTCCTGTCAGCCTCAATTACTACGGCTTTGGTGGGGGCGAAGTGCTGCCAGCGGGCGTACAGATTGCCGTGGCGGCGGGTACCGCCGGAACGGGCGCTCCTGTTCTCACCGGCGCGGTGGCTGCAATGGCGGATGAGCCGTTTGATTATATCGGTCTGCCGTTCAACGACACTGCCTCCGTTAACACACTGGTGACCGAGATGAACGATACCAGCGGTCGCTGGAGCTATGCGCGTCAGCTGTATGGTCATGTGTATACGGCAAAGATCGGCACTCTGTCAGAACTGGTGACCGCAGGTGATCAGTTTAACCAGCAGCACATTACCCTGGCGGGGTACGAAAAAGAGACCCAGACGCCTGCCGACGAGCTGGCGGCAAGCCGTACCGCCCGAGCAGCGGTGTTTATTCGCAACGATCCGGCACGTCCCACGCAGACCGGTGAGCTGGTGGGTATGCTGCCTGCGCCGAAGGGGAAACGGTTCACGATGACCGAACAACAGACCCTGCTGTCTCATGGCGTGGCAACGGCGTATGTCGAAAGCGGGGTGCTGCGCATTCAGCGTGATGTCACCACGTACAGGAAAAACGCTTACGGTGTTGCGGATAACAGCTACCTCGACAGCGAGACGCTGCATACCAGCGCGTATGTGCTGCGCAAACTGAAATCCGTCATTACCAGTAAGTACGGGCGTCACAAGCTTGCCAGCGACGGTACCCGCTTTGGTCCCGGTCAGGCGATTGTCACACCGGCGGTGATCAAAGGGGAACTGCTGGCAACCTACCGTCAGCTTGAGCGTGCGGGGATCGTGGAAAACTACGAACTGTTTAAGCAGTACCTGGTTGTGGAGCGTGATGCCAGCGATCCGAACCGCCTGAACACGCTGTTCCCGCCTGACTATGTTAACCAGTTGCGTGTCTTTGCCGTGGTTAACCAGTTCCGTCTTCAGTATTCAGAGGAGTCTGCATAATGGCCCGTATCGGGGGAACCTGTTATTTCAAAATTGACGGTCAACAGCTATCGCTGACCGGCGGCATTGAGGTGCCCATGAACAGGACGGTCAATGATGACATCATCGGCCTGGACGGTTCAGTGGACCGCAAGGAAACTCACCGTGCGCCTTATGTCAAAGGGACTTTCAAGGTGCCGAAGAATTTTCCGGTGAACAAAATCACCTCGTCTGATGAGATGACTATCACTGCCGAGCTGGCGAACGGTCAGGTCTATGTACTGTCGTCTGCCTGGCTGCACGGCGAAGCGAACCATAATGCCGAAGAAGGCACGGTTGATCTTGAGTTCCACGGTGAAGAAGGGGATTACCAGTAATGAAAGAGCTTGAGTTAAAGAAACCGATTACTGCTCATGGCGAGACACTCTCCGTACTGGAGTTTGATGAGCCCACCGGGAAGGATGTCCGCGAGCTGGGGTATCCCTACCAGATGAATCAGGATGAGTCAGTCAAACTTCTGGCGCATGTGGTGTCGAAATACATTGTGCGGCTGGCGAAAGTGCCGCAAAGCTCTGTCGACCAGATGTCTCCGGCAGACCTGAATGCAGCGGCGTGGCTTGTGGCTGGGTTTTTCCTCCAGGCCTGACGGCTGAATACCTCACTGATCGCTTCTTTGACTGCGCCAGCTACTGGCGCATTAATCCTTTCGAATTGCTGAATATGCCGATCAGTGAAATTCCCTTACTGGTCAGTCAGGCAAACAGGATAGAGCAGGAGAAACGCACACATGGCTGAATTTGAGCTTAAGGCGTTGATCACCGGTGTCGACAGGCTTTCTCCCGCGCTGTCGAAAATGCAAAAGAAAATCCGGGGATTTAAACGCCAGGCGGAAGAAGCGTCACAGGGTGGGCTGGCGCTTGGTGGCGGACTGGCAGCGGGTCTGACGCTTTCCCTGAAATCTTATGCCGATCAGGAAAACGCCGCCACCGGGCTGAAAGTCGCCATGATGGATGCGAACGGCGAGGTTGGAAAGAGCTTTCAGGACATCAATAAACTGGCTATTGGCCTGGGTAACCAGCTACCTGGTACAACGGCTGATTTCCAGAACATGATGCAGATGCTGGTGCGTCAGGGGATCCCGGCAGAAAACATTCTGGGTGGTGTGGGTAAAGCGACAGCTTATCTTGCGGTACAACTGAAAAAAACACCGGAAGCGGCTGCTGAGTTTGCTGCAAAGATGCAGGATGCTACCGGAACGGCGTCAGAAGACATGATGGGGCTGTTCGACACTATCCAGAAGGCGTTTTATCTGGGCGTTGACGACACCAACATGTTGTCCTTCTTCACTAAAACCAGTTCTGTTCTGAAGATGGTGAACAAGGATGGTCTTCAGGCTGCACAGAGCCTTGCCCCCATCAGCGTCATGATGGATCAGATGGGGATGAACGGGGAGTCGGCAGGTAATGCCCTGCGAAAAGTTATCCAGTCCGGATTAAGCGTTAAGAAAATCAGGGACGTTAATAAAGTTATGGCCCGCCAGAAACTCGGGGTACAGCTCGATTTTACTGACGGCAAAGGAAGTTTTGGCGGTCTTGATAACATGTTCAGGCAACTGGCAAAGCTGCGAAAACTGACCGACGTTAAGCGAACAGGTGTACTTAAGGCAATATTTGGTGATGATGCCGAAACCCTTCAGGTGGTCAATGCACTAATCGATAAAGGAAAGGATGGCTACGATCAGATCCAGCAGAAGATGAATAAACAGGCCAGCCTGAATAAACGTGTTCAGGCACAGCTTGGTACGCTGTCCAACCTGTGGGAGGCAATGACAGGGACCGCAACTAACGGCCTTGCGGCTATTGGCGGCGCATTTTCTGGTGACGCTAAAAATATCACACAATGGCTGGGGGAGTTGGGGGAGAAATTCACGAAGTTTGCGGATGAAAATCCCCGGGTTATTCGCGGCGTCGTCGGGCTTGCTGCCGGTCTTGCGATTCTGAAACTGGGATTGATGGGCGTGGGCAGTGCCATCAGTATTGTCAGCAGGATTATGTCGATGACGCCGATTGGCATGATTGCGACGGCGATTGCTCTGGCTGCGGGATTAATTATCACTAACTGGGATGTTGTCGGACCTTATTTTAAGAAGCTCTGGGAAACCATTGGTCCTTATTTTGAGGCTGGCTGGGAACTTCTGAAGAAGGTTTTTGCCTGGTCGCCGCTGGGGATGGTGATCAATAACTGGGGACCGGTTGTTAAGTGGTTTCAGGATATGTGGGATAAGCTGAAGCCAATTATTGAGTGGTTTACCGACAGTTCCGGTGACACGGTCGATGCCATTAACTCTGCGCAGTGGGGCGCGAGTGCTTATGATGCTTATGGGACGGGAATACCGGCGCGGGGATACACACCTTATCCGGCGGTAGATCTGGCTCAGTCAAACAACGCCTCCGATGCCACAGGCCCGAATCCCTTCATGATTAACAAAGCTTCTGCGCCAAAAGTTGATGGTGAGATCAAGGTATCATTTATAAATATGCCACCAGGTATGCGGGTTACGGAAACACGCTCCAGTGGCATTGATATAAATCACGATGTTGGCTATACCCGATTTTGGTAGCCAGGATTCCCCTCACAGGTATTGCTGGTTGTAAGTCATAAATAGAGTGATAGAATTAATGCACATTTAGAAAAATGTTAATAGGCGAAAAATGAAAGGCTATATCACAGCAAGTGTAATTCTTGGAGCAGCGGCTGTTTTTTCATCTCTCATAATCTCTGGCAACATCTCCTTTAAAGATGAACATATTATTCAGTTATCTGGAGGAGCCATAAAACTTGGTGATGTTTATAAAGAAAATAAATTGATAAGTGCAAAGATTATTTTTCCAGATAATCAGGGTGAACAGATTCTTGTTGTCGACGGCAATCCTGAAAACTTTAAGGAGGATTTTCAGGAGAAATTAAATAAAGTAATAAAAAATTTAAATGCGTCAAAGAAAAAAGATGAAGAGAAAGTTAGCCTGGATAATTTAAGTGTTATTGAAGAGTCTAAACTAGAGCTCGTTTCTGCGGTGCGTTACTCTGCTCAGTATGTTCCTATGTTTACTCTGACGCTGGACAAAAAAGAAATTACCATGCCTAAAAATACGGTAATATTTCCATTTGCCAGCGATGAAACAGCTAAGTATTTAAATGAACAACAGCAAAAGTATAAAGATTCGTTGTTTCTGACTCGCTAATTAATAAAATTCATTACAAGGCCACCTTCTAATAGGTGGCTTTTTTATTTTCGGAGTGTATATGACGTGGAAAGACAGGCTTCAGGATGCGTCATTTCGAGGTGTGCCGTTTAAGGTTGAAGAAGAAAGTGCGGGAACCGGCCGTCGTGTGGAAACACACGAATATCCGAACCGCGACAAACCCTATACCGAAGATCTGGGAAAAGTCACTTTCCGCCCGTCCATCACGGCTTATGTGGTGGGAGATGACTGCTTTGACCAGCGCGATCGCCTGATTGACGCGCTGAATAAACCCGGTCCCGGCACGCTTGTCCACCCGACATACGGTGAGTTGAAAGTCTGTGTTGACGGGGAAGTTCGGGTCAGCACATCGAAGAGTGAAGGGCGTATTGTCCGCTTTGACCTGAAGTTTGTCGAAGCGGGAGATCTCTCTTACCCCACATCAGGCGTGGCGACGGCGCAGACGCTGATGTCATCCTGTTCTGCACTGGATGACTGCATCAGTGACAGCTTCAGCGGTTTCAGTATCGATGGCGTGGCGGATTTTGTGCAGAACGACGTTATCGGTAATGCCAGCACAATGCTTGGGTATGTTTCTGATGCGATGAAAGTGGTGGATTCTGCCGTATCGGATGCCGCCAGGCTGTTGCAGGGTGATATCTCGGTACTTCTGCCGCCGCCATCGTCAGGCAAAAATTTCGTTGAGCAGGTGCAGAAAATGTGG